TGTCCTCAAACTGGTGCGTAGGCGGTGCCGTTGCTAGACAACACAGTCTCAACAACGTAATAGCTCGTGCCGGCGCTGTTCTTCACTTCCTCGTCAACGGAATACGGCGTGCCGGCACTGCTGAGCACAACCCACGGCGGCCCCGGGTTGGGGCTGGCGTAATCCGTTGCAAGGGCTGCAACGGTTCCCAAACCAAGGGAAAGCCCGTTGCGGATGGGGATGCCAAAGAATGGCATGTTGCGCCCGTTACTGAATGTTGATCGGCTTGGCGTACACGGTGCCGTTGCTGCCAATCTGGACAGCGCTCACACGCCACGGCGCACCCGTGCCACCCGGCACAGCAAACGGAATCGGCGTGTTCGCCGGGATCGGCGTGTCAGACGTCGCGGCCGTCACGCCTTCGCCCACGCGGACGTAAGCCGCGGTCGTGCACCACACCACCACGCCCTGCGGGCCAGCGGGCCAGCCTGTGGTGCTGCCGGCCGTGCCGGTGTACGAGGCAGTCTGCGCGGCAAACGCGGCGTCGTCAAGAGGCTTGAGCAGTTCCACAGAGTGTCCTTTCGGGCCGTCAGGCCAGGAATTTGAGCTTGTACAGGGTGCTGAGATACAGCCCGACAATCTCGTCAATGATGTTCTGCAGCGGCGTGTCGGACTTGTCGCAAACGTCGTAGCGCGTGTCTTCCAGCGTTTTCAGCGAGTCCTGCAAAAACTCCAGCACGCTGTTGGTCTTGGCGGCCTGCTGCAACTCAATCGGCCCGATCAGCCCGTGCCGGCCCTGATACGCCTCGGCAAACTTGTCTGCCAGATCAATGATGCCGTCATAGAACGCGTTCAGCGCGACGTGTTTGGCGTACGAGCGCGTGTTGAGGTGCGCAGAGTGCGCCACGTCCCGCGCAAGGAACAGGTGGCCGATGAACGTCTCGCAACTCATACCGGAACTCCTTCTGGCATCGTTTGCGGCGCACCCAGCATGCCGCCAGGCGAAGCCGGGGCCATCGGCATGAACTGGCGCTGCGCAGCCTGCAGATCACCCACCGCCATGATATCGCGCATGGTCTGAATGACCATCTCTTGGATCTGCTCGGGCCTCATGCCGGCCTGCACCACGCTCAGGCGCTTCGTCTCGGAGTCGTATTCCTTGATCTTCAGCTCCTGCGCTTCCATCGACTGGTTCACGCGCTGGAGCATCTGCATCATGCCCTGCAGTTCCTGCGTCAGCACCTGGATCTGCTGGTTCGCCGCCTGCAGCGCCGGGTCTTCCTGATCCTGCAGCAGCTTCGGGTCGATGGTCTTGCGCAAACGCTCGGCGAGCTCGTCAGCGCCTGGCCAGTCCATGTTCTTGACAAACAGGTCGCCAGCCACGGCCCACAACTGCGGCGAGCCCTGCAGAATCTGCGACATGGCGTCCATCGCCTCCTGACGCTTGGTCAGGTACGACGGACCCGTGGTGACCACGACGTCGTACTTGCCGACGCCGGGGTTGTAGATCTTGGCGATGACCACGCCCGACTGGTCTTTGACCTCGCGCACCGGCTCGGGCTGCATCGGGTCCAGACGCGCCATTTTGGTCTGGCCGTCCACACCAATAATGCGAGCGATGCGCTGCGTGTCGTAAATCTTCGGGATCAGGTCCACGATCTGCCGCGTGACGTAGCGCACCGCACGGGCCAGATTGTCCACGTAGTGGTAAGTGCCGGTGTCCGACTGTTTTTCACGGGCCAGAATGGCTCGGCCGCTGCGCTCGTTGCTCGTAGCGCCCAAGCTGCTGTCGTACTGCCCCGTGGTGGCCTTCAGATCGTCCGAGGCGCCCATCTTGGCGGCAATCAGCCCCTGCTGGGCCATCGGCGGCTGCGCACGCTGCGGCAGCGGGAATGAGTTGCCGGCGCCGTCAGTGGCGTCAGGATTGACCTCCAGATACGGCCAGTTGGTCGTGTTGGCGGTTTTCCACTGGTGCTCGTAGCCCTCAAACTGGCCGCCGTATCCAATAAACGGGGCCTTGGGCGCCAAAGCCAGCATCTCGGCTTCCTGCGACACCCAGTAGTTGTACATCCGCTGGGCGTCCTTGGCATTGCGCACCAAGCCGCTGATGTGGATCTCGCCGTCAACCTCAAACTCGTTGCCGATCACGCGCACCACCGGGATCCACTTGCCGGCCCAGTCGCGCTCCTCGAGGATCTCGTACCCGTTGGTTTTGCACCACTTCACGCGCTGCTGCTCGGCCTGCCGGCTGCGCAGGGGCATCAGGCCCATGGCGCGCATCTGCCGGTCCTCTGGCGAGTCTTCAAACGCCGTCATGCCACCAGGGTACAGGTGCAGCGTTTTGAGTTCCTTCTCAATGTAGAAGTACTCCGCGATCCGCACCATGTTTTCGTTTAGCCAGTACCCCGACGTCGAGTCGCCCACGCTGTACGACAGCAGGGTCGAAACCGGCGCGGCCTTAGGGTACAGGCGCTCGTACTCTTTCTTCGTCAGATCCTGCGTAATGAAACAGAACTGCGCATCAGCACCGCACGGATCTTGGATCAGCGGGTCCATGTACACGCTGAACGAGTTGCGAATGCGCCCGATGCGAATGTCCTGATCGAACGTGTCCGGGTCGCAGTACTCCGTCAGGATGCGGATGTAGCCCTCGCCAAACGTCACCTGGTTTTCGCAAGCCGTGTCGTAAGCCACGTCCGCGTCGGACATGTACTCAATGTGCCGAACGATGCCGTCGAAAATTTCCGCGACTTCCGGGTCGGCCTTGTCGTCGGCAGGAATGACCTTGCCGCTGGGGCGGTTCTGGCGTTGGTCGTTGGTGACCGACTTGACGTGCTGCGGCAGCTTGTTGATCGTCAAACACGGCCTGGCATTAATCGTCTGGCCCTGCACGCTGCCGCGTGTAGCCAGCACGTCCTGCGGCCACTGCCACGAATTGTCCGAACTGCCGGCATAGAACTTCAAATCGTCCAGCTCGTTCTGCCGGGAATTCGACACCGCAGCCTGCGCCATCGTCATACGCTGACGCATCTCGGCCAGAAAATCCGCGTCCTGCTTGCCGCCAGCAGCAGCCACGCGGGCCCCGGCAATGCCGGTGGGGTCGGAGGTGCGGTTGTACGAGGCCATTACTTCTTCTTTGCAGACGCGGGCTTTTGCGCCTCGCGTTTGACACTGTACGCGATGGCGACAGCCTGTTTCTGGGGCTTGCCGGCCTGCATTTCAGCTTTCACGTTCTTGCGAAACGCTTCTTTGGACGCTGATTTCACCAGAGGCATGTTACCTTCCCGGAATGACAGGTTGGGCGCGGCGCGCCAAATCCATTAGAACAGAAAACTCGCCGGCATACGTCGGATCAACGTGCAGCGGGGCGTCTGGCCATTTTTTGATGCTGTAAACAGTGCTGCCCATGCCAAAAGCGGGCAGTTCATCGTCAGAAGAACGATAGCTTCGATGTTGTTTAAGCCAATCTGGCGCAAGTTTTTCAGCTGTTTTTGCTCTGTTATACTTTCGAATTCGCCAACCAGGAATTCCAGACACTTTGAGCACAAGTTTTTCAAAAGCGTCAACAAATTGCTTTTGTACTGGCGCTAATTGTTTGCCTTGCTTTTCTTGTTGTTTTAGTTCGTAATATTGATTATTAATTTGAGCGTCAGCCGCATGAGTCAATTCATGAATAACAGTTGATTCGTTTGCGTCAGACCGAACTGTAATTTTTCCAGTTTGTGGCAAAGGCCCGCCAATCGGGGGATTTTGCTCAAACACTCCTTTGTAGGGAAGCAAAAATTTTGATTTTGTTTCTATTGGTGGCATCATTCGTCTTGCAGACAAATAGTCCACTAATTCTCCGTATTGAGGAAATTGGGCGGCCCGCTGCAACACATCTTGCGTCGGGTCAGATTGCCTGACCAACGCATTTTGCGCATTTGGTGCTAGCGCATTGCGGGGCACGTCATTTCCCCTTCTTTGCCGTCTTGGCCGACTCTTTGAACGCCTTGGCTGTCGGCGCGCCGGCCGAGCCCGGTTTGCGCATTTTTTCACCGCTGCCGGCAGCGATGCGCTCGCGTTTGGCGTGGATGTTGGCGTAGAGGCCGGGGTCGCCGGGTTTTTTCTGGGGCATGGTCAGCACTTCCAGCGTTTCATAGCGGCTTTGGCCCGCTCGCCGTCCTTGGCTTTCGCGGCCACGCCGCCCATTCGGGCGCAAAAACTGGCTTTTCGGCCCTTATCCGCCTCAGTTTTCGGATTCGGCGCCGGCGCCTTCAGATTCGACCCCGTTTCGCGGTTATAGCGCTCGCGCCCCTTGGCCGTCAGGCCCGCGCCCTGCGACGTGGGCAGTTTTTCGCCCCGACCGACGCTTAGAGACACGGATTTCTTTGCCATCACCGCTCCCGGAGGCCCTCAGTGAGCCATCCAACCCGCCGAAACCACGCCGCGATCACTGATCGAGCGGCGCTGCTCCTTGGCATTGTACTCCCTGTGCGCCAAAGGGAACGCAAACGTGCATGCCAGCGCGTCGGCAGCGTCCGGCGACGCCAGGCCGCGCGATTTCATGTCCTTCTTCGACTCTAGGTACACCGTTCCGCTGCTGTCGGGCTTCGTTTTCGGCCCCGTCAGGTCGGCCTTCAACTGCCGGTCAGCCGGTACGTGAGCCGATTTCAGCCAGTCGCGCATTGCGCCCCACAGTTCGGCGCGCTTATTGCCCCACATCACGCTGGCCTTGGCTTTCCAGCCAAAATTCACGCCCCTCACCTTGAACCGCTGCTCTGTCAGGCGGTCCAGAATCCCGTATCCCAGCCCGCCCTCGTCAATCACCGTCAGCGCGGGCCGGAATTCCTCGATGGCGTCAATCACGTGCCCCACCACAGTCATCGTGTCGTCGCCCCGGTACCGACGAATCGCCACCAGATCACGCCCCTGACGGGCCACTATTACGGTCGCGTCCGCGCCACTGCGCGCGGGGTCCACGCCCAGCACAATCGGTGCGGTCGGGTCTTTGTACGTTGGCCGTTTTACGGCGTCGTCCACCAGGCGCGGCGCGATGAACTGGTCTTCGCCGGCAGCGGGAAACTCCCCGTACACTTCGACGCGGGCCTCGCGGGAGTCCTCGCCGTACTCATCGATGATCTGCTGGTACACCCGCTGGTCGGTGCCCTCAACGCTGCGGGCGTCAATCTGGATGTTCTTCCAGAAGTCCCGCTTGGCGTGGAAGCACTCGAAAAAATACCCCTCATTGCGACGCGGGTTTGAAAACGCCAACCAGTACCTGTCGAGGATGTTCTCCGTGAAAAACCCCGCACCCACCGCCCAGATCGGATCCGGAATGCCCGACGCCTCGTCGAACACCAGCATCATCCCGTCCATGTTGTGCGTGCCCGCGTAAGCGTCCGGGTTCTCCTCGCTCCACAACCGGCCCTCGGCCGCCCAGTAACGGGTGCCCTTCTTCAAATCCCGCTCAACGATCTGCGTGAGCCACTGCGCCGGCATAAGCTTCGTCGCCGAAATCTCCCACCAGTGGGAATTAATCAGCATCGCTGACCACTTCGTCAACTCGCCCCACGTCACGCCCCGCAACTGCGCCTCGCTGTTTGCGCTAACCATCACCGTGCTGCCGATCCGCGTCGAGAGCATCCACAGAATCAGCCAACTCACCAGCGCCGACTTTCCGATCCCGCGCCCGCTCGACACCGCCGCCCGCAGGGTGTCCATCTCCACCTGCCCACGGTTCGCCCCGATGTGATCCCTCATCATCCGCAGCACGCGCCGCTGCCACTTCCGTGGCCCGTCGAACGCCGCCAGCGGCGTGTTCGGCTGCCCCCACGGAAACGCCAGCAACACAAACGCTTCGGGGTCGTCCCGGATACGCGGCTCCCACAGGCGCGTCATCAGCGCCTGCTCCTCGGTCGCGGTGTATATCGGCTTCTGCATCAGCGCGTCACGCCCGGCGCCGCCCTCGGATACGCCTGTTCAATCTGCCGAACAATCTCACTCCACCGAGCCGGATCCGCGCCAGGCGGCGGATTACTCCTCCAATCGCTCGGCCCCGGCCGACGGCCGACCATACCCATCGCATTCGCCGCCCGCGGCATCCCGCCCATCATCGGGCCCAGCGCCATCAGCGCATTCATCACATTCCGTTCAACCTCACCCGGAATCCGACCCTGCGCCGCCGGCCCCGCGCCACCACCCGGGATCACCCCAGGCATTCCCGGCGCC